GACCTACTCGGTGCCGGGACTCATCGACCACTTCTAGGAGGACCCAATGCTGCAAAATGCAGGCTGGTTCAACCTGATTCCCCAGCTTCCGGACTTCGCCGGAGCGGGACTCAGCTACGCCGTAGGAGGCATGAATAATGAGCGGTACAAGCGAAGCGTCCGGCACCTGCGACGGCGGGAATACCAAGATATGGTGTTCTCGCTCAAGCAAGCCGGACTCAACCCGGCGCTCGCCTTCGGAGCAACGCCAGGACACGCCGGAGGCTTCCAAGGCCAAGGGTACTCGCCTGCCAGCGGTGCAGGCGTGGCCAGTGCTATGGCCGGCCTCAGCCAAGCCGACACGGCGAGCAAGCTCGCGCCGAGCCAAATCGACGTGAACACGGCCACTGCAGGAGAGAGGCGAGAACTGGCGTTCAACGAACGCTACCGCCGCGCCTCGATCCTTCAGGAGTACGACAAGAACGCGGCCTGGATCGAGCAAACCCTGCAAGCGGCGCGCACCAGCGCCGCCCAGGAAGCGCTCTTCGAGGCGCAGATGAAGCAAGCAGGAGCAAGCGAATCCGAGATCCGAGAACGCACAGAACAGATCAACAGGTTCGGACTACCAGGACAGTCCTGGTCGTCGCCGATTCGCCAATGGATCTTCGGAGAAGGAGCCGCCGCTCCGATCACCAACAACGCGAATCCAACCAAGATCGAGGAAGCCATGGACTGGCTCTATCGCAACACGCGACACCGGTCAGACCTCAACCCGTGGCAAGCAGGGGAGTACAAGTGATGGACCGAGCAGAACGCAAGCAGACGCGCATCCCGGTGCGCACGATCAACAACGAGCCCAGCCGAACCAAGCAGGAGGGACGACTCGACGCCGACGTCAACCGAATCGTGGCCACCTACGGCCGAACGGGCATGTGGGCCAACGTGAACCCGAGAACCCCGACGTTCGGGGACGTCTCAGAGATGCTGGAGCTGGAACAAGCCCTGGAGCTCGTCAACAAGGCCAACGCCGACTTCATGACGCTCCCAGCGAAGGTCCGAGCGATGGCCAACAACGACCCGAGGAAGTTCCTCGAAATGATGGCCGACCCGGAGGCGGTCAAAGCCCTGCAAGCCGTGGGCCTACCCATCAAGGAAGCCGAAAGCGGGGGAGAGACACCCCAGCCCGAAACACCGCCTGCATGATGACGGAAGGGGCTGGAGGGTGTCAGTCAACGGATTACACTACAAGAGGAAGGTAATCCGTTGAACCAGGGAGGGGGGGGCGACCCCCCCTCCCGACCACCCCGGAGGACAGCGCATGAGACGCGCCAAGATGAGCCGAGGGGGCTCGAAGCGGAATTTCCGCTCAGGAGCCAAGACCAAGGTCAAGAACGTCGCACCGGCCCCGCAGAGGGGCGGCTGGCGACTGTAGGGATGGGCTGCAAGGCACCCTTGCAAGCCCTACGGAACGGGGCGGGAGCCATTCGGCTCCTGCCCCGATTTGTTCAGGGACTCGACCTGAACGGAAGACTCGCCTTCGGCGAGAGCGTGCTCGAGCTGCCGTGCGGCAAGTGCGCGCAATGCAGGGTGGCCCGCGCCCAGGAGTGGGCGCTTCGGTGCCACCACGAAGCCCAGTTCCACAGACACGACGACGGAAGCCCCAACGCAGCGTTCGTGACGCTGACGTTCGAGAACGAGGGACTCGCGTTCCGCGAGCTGAAGTACGGGACGCACCCGCTCTCGCTCAGCGTCCGAGATTGGCAGCTCTTCGCGAAGAGACTGAGACAACACATCGCGCGGCAACACCGCCGACGCGAGAAGAAGCTCGGCCTGGTGCCGAGCGACCCGCCGAAATTCAAGTTCTTCGCCGTCGGCGAATACGGGCGGGAGAAACTGCGACCGCACTACCACGTCCTACTGTTCGGGTGGGACTTTTCGGAGGACCGAGTCCAATGCACCGACGAGGGTGGGATGAGCTTTTTCCTGAGTCCGACACTGGAAAAGCTATGGGGTTACGGAAGGACAGACATCCGGCCGATGACGCCGGAGACGATCAACTACGTCTGCCGCTATGTGGTGAAGAAGCTGACGGGGGAAGACGCAAACCGATTTCTCCAAAGAATCGACCCAGACACGGGCGACGTGATTACCGTCGCACCTGAGTTCGCAGTGATGAGCAGAAACCCGGGAATCGGAGCCCGATGGTTCGACAGATTCAAGGACGACGTCTACCCGGACAACTTCGTGATCCTCAAAGGCAGACCGACGCGCGTCCCGCGCTACTACGCGAACCGGCTCAAGCAACAAGACCCCGAACGAGCAGAAGCGGTCGCAGACAAGGCCAAAGAGAAGGCCAAGAAGTTCCTACCGGAAAAAATAACGAACAGGCGGAAAGTCAAAGTGAAGGTCACCAAGGCGAGGATCAAACTCGCCGCAAGCAGGAAGCTCGACTAGCAGCGTTCCTAGCCGATCCGTCCCTACCGGGACGCAGCGAAAGGAGGATGAAGCATGAAGGAGGAGTCTGATGTGGCCTACGCGCGAGCGCTGGCTCGCCTGGGGGGCAGGCCCCCCTCGGCGAGCCTAGCGCGCGCGCTCCTGGCCCCCCAGACGCAAAGAGAGCAGAACAAATGCAAAGCAGCCAACAAACGAATGCAACACAACCAAGGAAGTGCCAGAAGCACGCAGAAGAAGCATAGGAGTCAAAAAGTGAGCCAGAAACAGAAGATCTTTCAACTCGTCTCGCACCTGCTGACCGCGATCCTGTCCGGACTCGCGGGATTTTTCGGGGCCACGTGAAGGAGGCTTTCGAGGGGTGAGGGTGGTGGCGGGGGCAACCACCTAGCACTCCGAACAACAGGGCTAGACGGGAACAGGTCCCGGTCAGCCCGGACAACTGGGGGCTCCGCCCCCAGCCCCCAGGAGATGAAATGCGCATCTACAGCGTCTATGACAGCAAGGCAGAGCAGTACAGCAACCCGATCGTCCTGCGGACGGACGGAGAAGCGAGGCGCCAATTCGGCATCCTCGCCGCAGACCACCAGACCGAGATCGGGCGACACCCGGAAGACTTCACGCTCTTCCGGATCGCCACCTGGGACCCCGAGAACGGGCGAATCACGCCCGAGGTCGGGACTTGCATCATGAAGGCCATCGAAGCCACGAAGGAGGTGAAGTAACCATGTCGAGGACTACTGCGGGCCGCGTCGAACAATCTCGATTCGCGACCATTCCGGCAGCGAACATTCCGAGAAGCGTGTTCAACCGATCGTGCAACGTCAAGACGGTGATCGACGTGGATTACATCTACCCGATCTTCGCCGACGAAGCGCTGCCGGGCGACACCATTACGCTCAAGCCGACCATCTTCGCGAGGATGGCCACTCCGCTCTACCCGATTCTCGATAACCTGTATATGGATCTGCACGTGTTCGCCTGTCCGCTGCGTTTGCTCTGGAGCAACTTCCAGCGGTTCATGGGCGAACAGGACGACCCCACGGATACCACGGACTACGTGGTGCCCCAGGTCGTGAGTGCAACCAACGGCTTCGCATTCGGAAGCCTCGCCGACTATCTCGGCTATCCACCGCTGGCCAGCTCGGGGACGACTAGCAGCATGAGCGCGTTCTGGCACCGCGCTTATAACTTGATCTATAAGGAGTGGTACCGCGACCAAAACCTGATCGACTCGCCGGCAATCAACCTCGGCGACGGCCCGGACGCCGTAACGGACTACCCGCTACGGAAGCGGGGAAAACGCAAGGACTACTTTACGTCGGCGCTCCCCTGGGCCCAGAAGGGCGACGCGGTGACGCTCCCACTGGGAACATCGGCACCCGTGGTGCCGAGCGGGGACTTCATTCCGACGTTCATCAGCGACGGCGGAACTAACACCCGCAACCTGCGGATGGTCAACGCCACCGCAGCCGTCAACTGGGACAGCAACCCGACGGTCACGTCGAGCGCGCTCTGGGATGATCCCAAGCTCGAGGTCGACCTGGCGGACGCGACGGCGGCCACGATCAACGCCATCCGCACCGCGTTCCAAATCCAGAGGTTGTACGAACGAGACGCAAGAGGAGGGACCCGATATACCGAGATCGTCCGAGCCCACTTCGGGGTCGTCAGCCCCGACGCTCGAATGCAGCGGCCCGAGTACCTGGGCGGCGGGACAATCCCGATCAACATCGCGCAGGTCCCAAATACGGCGGCGCTCGGGGCGCCGGTCGGGGAACTCGGCGCCTACGCCACGGCGATCGGGTCGCCGACGGTGATCCACAAGAGCTTCACGGAGCATTGCGTGATCCTGGGGCTCGTCAGCGTACGCGCGGACCTCAACTACCAACAGGGCGTCCCGAGGATGTTCCTCCGAGAGACGAAGCACGATTTCTACTGGCCTGCCTTGGCCCACCTCGGCGAGCAGGCCATCGAGTCGCGCGAAATCTACATGGACGGAACGGGCGATCCGAACCTGGGAACCGGGGACTACAGCGTCTTCGGCTATCAGGAGCGATGGGCGGAGTACCGCTACAAGCCCAGCCTCACGACCAACCAGATGCGATCGACGTTCTCGACGCCGCTCGACGTCTGGCACCTGGCCGAGGAGTTCGGCAGCC